ATCCCGCAGAACTGACGGTGCCGAAGAAGGTCATGGCGCTGGTCGAGAAGCTCGACAGCTCCAACCTGCGCGTCACCGAGAACTTCGCCAAAGGCGTCAACCCATTCGCCGGCTCGTCGGGCTTCCTGAAGATCGCCGGGCACCTGCTGCTCAAGATGCGCCAGCCGCTCGACCGACACACGCTCGCCTATGCGTTCACGACGAAGCTCGGCTGGACCGAAGGCACGGCCGACAGTCACGCGCGCATGACGATCCAGGCGCTCACACACATTGGCGCCGTCGACAATATCGACGGCCTGGTCACACTGAGGAGAGGTTGATGCCCGGCATTCGCGTGCTCTTCACCTGCGACTTCCTCGATCAGAACGCCATCGCGGCCGGAAGGCTCGACATGGTTGTGCAGCACGATCACCCGCCACCGATCGAGCTGCTCAAATACCTCGAGGAGAGCATCGAAACCCTCTTCGGCCGACAGGTGCTGCTTCACCGCTGGCAGATGCTGTCCGAGATCACCCGTAACGACATCTATCTGACCCATACCCAGGAGTTGCCCCTTAATGCACGCCATTCTCGCAGCCCGAACTGACTTCTCCCTCGGCGAAAGCATTCTCAACGCCGAGAAGCTGGTCGATATCGCGAAGGAACAGGGTGCCAAGGCCGTCGCGATCACCGACACCATGAGCATTACCGGCATGATCGACTTCTCCAATCGCGCCAAGAAGGCCGACGTCAAGCCGATCGTCGGCGTGCGTCTGCGTCTGTCGGAAGATCCGACCTGGCGCCCGGCGAAGGGCCAGAAGAAGAAGCACATGCCGCCCGAGCACTTCCTCACGGCCTACGTGCTGACCGAGACCGGTCTGAAAACAGTCTACCGGCTTCTGAGCAAGGCCAATGCCGGCGACACCGAGGACGCAGCCGGCAACAAGGTGCCTGGCCGGTTCTACTACACGGCCAAGCTCGGCTATGACGATCTCTGGGAAGAGTTCGAAAAGCTCGGCGCCGGCCACCTGGCTGTCCACCTCGGCGACACGCACGGCGTCATCATGCGCGCCGACGCAGAAGCGATCTGCGCCAAGCTTGTTGACTACCTGCACCCCGATTATGTGTTCGCACCGCTGATCCCAGTCGATACGCCGTATTTCGGCGCGCTCAACAAGCGGTCGCTGGATCTGATCGCGCGCTTCAAGGCTCGCCCGCTGGTCGTGCGCCCCGCCTATTACGAGGCCGACCAGGCTGACGCCCACGAGATCATGTCGGCGATCGCCAACGGCAACAAGATCTCCGAGGGCTGGCACAAGTCGAACTGGAACAGAGACTTCCATGTCCTGAAGGCGAGCGACCTTGGCGCCGAGGTGGTCAAGGCTGCAAAGCACGTCGCGCTGCGCGGTGTCACTGGCGCCGGCGCTCACTTCAAGCAGGGCCTGGCAAATACCGACTGGCTGGTCGACGCGGTCGAATACACCTGGTCGAAAGCGCCCGTCTCGCTGCCGGTGATGGCGCCGGACGAGTTCGCCAAGCTGGTCGAGGAATGCAAGCTCGGTTGGAAGAACCGTTTCAGCCAGGAGAGCTTCGGCCACAAGCCGGAGCCGCAAGACTTGGCCGACCTCTACAAGCCGCGCCTGGTCTACGAGCTCGAGGTGCTGAAGAAGCTGTCCTTTGCAGGTTACTTCCTGCTGGCGCAGGACGTCGTCCGCTTCGCCAAGTCGAACGGTATTCTCGTCGGCCCTGGCCGAGGTTCCGTCGGTGGCTCGCTTGTCGCTTATCTGATGGGCATTACCGATTGCGACCCGATCCGCTTCGGCCTGCTGTTTGAGCGCTTCATCAATCCAGAGCGTCTCGACCTTCCCGACGCCGACCTCGACTTCATGTCGACGCGCCGGCACGAGGTCGTCGATTATCTAATCCAGAAATTCGGCGAGAAGCGCGTCGCCGGTGTGTCGAACTTCGGCACGCTTGCTGCTGCATCCTCGATCCGCGATGTCGGCCGCGCCTTTGATATCCCGGAGAAGGAATACTCGATCTCCAAACTGGTGCCGAAGAAACACGGCGCCAACGTGAAACTGCCGGTGTGCCGCGAGGAAGTCGGCGAGATCGACGAATTCGCCGGCAAGTATCCCGGCCACTGGGATATCATGGAGCGCATCGAAGGCACGATCCGCAATATGAGCCAGCACGCATCCGGCATCGTCGTCGGTGGTGTCGATCTCGAGGAGCGCGCCGTCATCGAGCGCCGTAAAGGCGACAGCGCTGTCGTCTGCTGGGACAAGCGCATCGTCGAGGATCAAGGCCTGGTCAAGCTCGATATCCTCGGCCTGTCCACGCTCGACCTGATCGCGCTTGTGCTGCGCTATATCTTCGAGCGCCACGCCAAGAAGATCAATCTGATGAAGGTGCCGCTCGACGACCAGGCGGTGCTGAAGAACTTCGCCGCAGGTCTGACCACAGGTGTCTTCCAGTTCGAAAGCGCTGGCATGCGCAAGCTGCTGCGCGAGCTCGGCGCCGACGGCACCATCACCTTCGACGATATCACCGCGGCGACCGCGCTCTACCGACCTGGCCCGATGGAATCAGGCATGATGGATAGCTACTATCGACGCAAGCAGGGCAACGAGAGCGTCGATTACGACCATCCGCTGATGGAAGACGTGCTGCGCGACACATACGGCGTCATCGTCTACCAGGAGCAGGTCATGAAGATCTCGCAGGTGATCTGCGGATATTCCGGCGCCGACGCTGACAAGCTGCGTAAGATCATGGGTAAGAAATTGCCCGAGGAAATGAAAAAGGAGCGCGGCAAGTTCTGCGACGGTGCGGTCAAGACGATCGGCTGCACCGAGGAATGGGCAGGCACGCTTTTCGACAAGATCGAAGGCTTCGCCGGCTACGGCTTCAACAAGAGCCACTCGGTCGAATATTCGCTGATCTCCTGGCAGTCTATGTGGCTGAAGACGCACTATCCGGTCGAATTCTTCGCGGCCGCGCTGACGCAGATGGATGAGGACAAGCTGCCGGCGCTGCTGCGCGATGCAGGTCGCTTCGGTATCGATGTGAACATGCCCGATATCAACATTTCGACCGAGCGCTTCGAGATCGTCACCGATGTCCGAATGGTTATGCCGTTCCAGCGCATCAAGGGGATCTCGGGCACGACGACGAGCGCGATCCTTGCCGCCCGCACCGCGGTCGACGAGAAGACAGGCAATCCGGTCGGTCCCTTCCAGAACAAGGCCGACTTCCTGGCACGCGTCAACAAGACCAGGTGCAACAAGCGGCACCAGGAAAACCTCGATCTCGTCGGCGCGTTCTCACGCATCGAGCCTGGGCAGGTCGGCCCGAACGACCCGAGCCGTATCAAGGATCAGCTCGAGCTCCTGCCCGGCCTGGTCACGGCAACCGTGCCGGTGCCTCGATCGATGGAGAACGACAAGGCGACCAAGGAAGCGATCGCCGAGGTGATCGACGACTACAAGGCGGATCTGTCGGAAGACGGCATCATGGTGCAGCCGCATTTCGGCAAACAGGCGCAGTTCATGATCATCACGGACGCGCCCAACAATCCGGAAGAGCAGGAAGGCATGATGTCGATCGGCAAGGCCTCGGCGCCGGTCATCGATGCGCTGATGAACCATCAACTCGACCGCAAGTCCTTCTATTGGACGGCGCTGCTCAAACGGCCGAAGGCGGGCAAGCAGATTTCGTCGGACGAGGTCCGGCTGTATCTGCCCTACCTCGAGCGCGAGATCGACGTCCTGCGGCCGCCTATCATCGTGCTGCTCGGCACGACCGTCGTTCGACACTTCCTGCCTGACTTCAAGGGCAAGACCTCTGAGGCGGCCGGTAAGATCGTCTATCACAAGGAGCTCGATGCGAACCTGGTGATCGGCTTCAACCCTGGCGAAATCTACTATTCGCCCGAGAAGCAGGAACTGATGGAGGACGTCTTCGCGTCAGTCATCGATCTCCTCGACTGACCACCCGCAAACCGCGCTCACAAGCGCTATTCTAACGCAACAGATCAAAGGAAACGATCATGAGCGATGAAGCTGAAGCCGAGAAGAAGGCGCACAACAAGATCACCGTGCGCAACTACGTCGAAACCGTCAAGCTGAAGGAGGATCTCGGCTATTCGCTGGTCGATCTCTCCGGCGCCCAGGCCGAGCAGGCACAGTTGTTTGCCCATTATGGCATCCAGGCAGCCAAAGCCGCGCGCCAGGTGGACAATGTCAAGCTGCTGCTCGAGAACACCGAGGCGGCCGTCTACCGCGTCCTGCGCGACAAGATGGTTGCGTCCGGTGAGAAGGTCACGGAAGCCCTGCTCGACAAGCTGGTGACGCGCCACGAGCGCGTGACGATCGTCAAGAAGGCGCTGAACGAGGCCAAGCAGATCGAGGCGATCGCCAAGACTGCGGTCGAAGCCTTCCGGCACCGCAAGGACATGCTCGTTCAGCACGGCGCCACCGAGCGCGAAGAAATGAAGGGTGAGCTCGTCACCAAACTGCGCTCTGGCCGCGAGGAAGACCTGTCCAATCTCAAGGAAGGCTATCTGAAACGCGTCTCCCAGAACGCCGCTTAAATTTTCTGTCAACCGACGATTTTTCGTCTATTCAACAGTCAGTCAAAATTGACTGACTCAAACCCACGGAGCCCACAAGATGAAATACACCCTCGATGATCTGATCGCCGCTCTCCGCAAGCTCTTCGGCAAGGAAGAGTCCGTCGATACGATCATGAAGCCGATCACCAAGATCGCAACCAAGCTCGAGCGGCATGAGCGCAAGCAGACCAGCGCGTCAGAGCGCCGTGCTGAAGCTGCAAAGCGCGCCGAAGCCAAGGCTCGCGTCGCTGCTGACGCCGCAGCCCGCGCCGCTGCGCAACGCGCCAAGATGCTCGACACTTTCGCCTGAAAAATCCTCGATTTTTCTCACGCAACCCGACCGCAAACTGTCTATTCTTAGTTAGCGATTTAGCGATTTAGCTAATAGCGAGCACGAACCGACAAAGCACCAAAGCTCACAGCCTCGAAAAGGAAAAACTCGAAATGGCTCTCTCCCCCGCACTGCAGAAGCTCGTCGCCAATGGCGCCAACAAGTATCAGCGTTCCACTGGCGAACGCATCAAGCCGAAGGAAGGTATCAACCGCTACCGCATCCTCCTGCCCGACGTGAACGCACAGTTCTGGGCCGACCTCGGTGTTCACTGGATCAAGCCGGAAGTTGAAGGCAAGGGTAAGCCCATCGCCGTCGTTGGCTGCTCCGACGTCTGCTTCGGCCAGCCCTGCGAGATCGACACTGCGATCAACGCCGCTCTGTCCGGTGCAATCGATGAAGACTCCAAGAAGCTCTACGAAAGCTGGCGCGCTCGCAAGACCGTCCTGCTCAACGTTCTCGACCGTTCGAAGGGCTCGACCGATCCCGACAAGGTTCAGATCCTCGAGATCACGACCGGCACCTTCGGCGCCATCCTGAACATCGTCCAGCAGTATGCCGAAGAAGGCGAAGATATTCTCGACGCAGCCGTCGGCATGGATATCTCGATCAGCCGCACCGGCAAGGGTCTGCAGACCGAATACACGGTCAACGTCGCGCCCGGCAAGTCCCAGCCGGTCACGAAGGCCCACCTCAAGGACTGCCTCAACCTGACCGACCACATCAACAAGGAGTTCTTCCGCGGTGATGAACAGAAGGCGCTGAACTTCATCGCCCAGGTCGCCCAGGTCAACCTCCCGCGCCTCGGCAACAAGACGCCGACCGCAGCACTGACCTCGAAGGCCGCCCAGGTCGATCCGGACGTCGATGCCGACGCATTGGCTGACGCTTCCGACCTCGATGACGACGTGCCTTTCGAAGTTGAAGAAACGGCACCGGTCACGAAGGCCGCTGTCCGCACCGCTCCGTCCAAGCCGGCTGTTGTTGAAGAAGATGCCGTCGTCCTCGACGACAACGACATCGACGACGTCCTCGCTGACCTGGACACCATCTAAGTCGTCACTGCGCCGCGCGTTAGAGCGCAGTGATCTCTGGCCCGGCACGTCGCGCTGCCGGGCCTGTTCGTCAGGAGGTTGCACCCCTGTCTCCCGTTGTTCGCTCGCAACCTCCTGACGCCCCTTCCCCAAAATAAAGGCTTAGAAATGTCCCGCTATTTGCTGATCGACGGCATGAATATTGCTCATGCGGCCAACAACGCCAAACCGCTGAAGGTGGGCGATACGCAGGTTCAAGCCATCTTTCACTTCGTCAAGATCGTCCGCAAGCTCGTTGCAGCCTACCCGACCGCGAAGCCCGCGGTGCTCTGGGATGGCGCCAGCTGGCGTTACATGGATTTCCCGGAATACAAGTCCGCCCGCAAGAAAGAAGATACCGCGACCGCAATCAAGGCGGCCGAAATGAAGAAGGTCGCCGAAAGCCAGATCCCGGCGATCAAGAAGGCGATGCAGCTGATCGGCATGCCCCAGGTGCGCGCGTCGAACATGGAAGCTGACGATCTCGCAGCAATCATGGGCGATCGCTACGCGGCCAAGGGTGATCGCGTTGTGCTCGTCTCCGG